GACCATCTGGCCGACGTGGTAGCGGGTCGCCGGTCCGTAAGGCGCCGTGTGGAGCAGACTCACGCCGTCGTCGACGAGAGCGAGGGCGAAGGTGCCGAGGCTGGCCGGAGCCGGGAGGTAGGAAGTCGAGGTGCCAGCGACCCAGCCGCCGACCTGGTACTGCCGAGCCTTCTCTCGGAATGTGCTGTAGGTCTTCGAGGCGGCCATGACCTGCACGCCGTCGATCCAGCAGATCAGGTTCTGCACGTCGGTCCCGGTGTTCGTGACGATGTAGTAGGCGACGTGGTGCCAGTCGCCATCCGTCAGCGACCTGCCCGTGCTGGAGGTGTCGAGCACGGCATCGGTCGGCGATCCGCTGGTCAGGGTGCGCCGGATTATCTGCGGGATGCCTGCGTTGTTGAGCTTGACGCCGGTCCAAGTCGGCGTGTCCGAGTTGAAGTTGCCGATGATGACGTCGCCCGCCGTCGGGTTCTGCACCCAGACTTCGAGGTGGTAATCCAACTGCGCGTCGATCGGGTTCACGTCCGTCCAGCCGACGTAGCCGGTCGGGTTCTGGCCGTCCGAGGAGAAGGCCATCGCCGTGTCCTTCGAGTAGACCAGCGGCCCCGTCTGGCTGAACAGGAAGGTGCCGAAGCCCCTCGGCGTCGGGATGCTGATGTTCGTGCTGCTCGGCCAGTTGGTGACGTTCATCCCGCCGATGCCGTCGGTGTCGTTCATCGGGACGAGCTGCGCCGGTCCGTAGGTGGCGACGTTGGCCGGGTAAGGCAGGTTGTTGACGTAGGCGTTCGGGTTGTTGAGGCGGGTGGTGCTGAGCACCTTCATCACGTCGGTCGCCGTGATCGAGACCTCAGTGTTCACCTCGTCCGGCGTGTTGAGCGTCCAAGACTGAACGAAGCCGTAGAAGACCGGGTAGGTGGTGCCGTTCCACGTCGCCTTGACGATGACGGTGCTCATCGGCACGGCCATCGCTGCCGGGCTGGTGCTGATCGTGCCGCCGTCCTTCGTCGGTCGAGTGAAGGCCGTACCAGCCCACGGCGTATAGAGGCCGGTCCGGTTGTCGAGCGTGATCGTGCAGGTGCCGGTCTCGTGCCGGTCGAGTTCGTGCTGCTTGCCGAAGCGGGTGCGGACGTCCTTGACGTCGAGCGTCACGTCCACCAGCACCGAGTCGTCGGTGTTGTAGGGCGTCGGCGTGACGGAGCCGCTCAGTTTGGCGGCCCCGGTGGAGGCGTTGGCGGTCGGCTGGAAGTTCTTGACGGCGATGCTGGTCGAGCCCTTCGGCGCTGCGCTGGTGAGCGTGACGTCCTGCGTGCCGCCGAGTCCGGGGTAGGTGATCGTGACGGTCTGTCCGGCCTGCATCCCGAAGGGAGTCGCCGAGACGCTGAGCGTCGTGTATTGCGAAGAACTGACGAGGGTCTGCGTGATCGCAAGGCCGGAGAAGGTCTGCGGGTCGCTGGTCGAGATGTAGACGTTCAGCGTCGGAAGCGAGGCGATCTGAGCCATGAGGATTAGCGAATGCCGGTGGATCGAGGAATCACGCCGCCAGAGCGCGTGTCGGTGCCGAGGGCGCCGGGGTTGTTGCGAGTCGCCTGGAGGACGCCCTTGGTGACGAGATCGGCGACGCCCTGCTGGAAGGTCTTGTCGTTCAGCAGTTTCTGGATCACGGAGCTGAGGTCGACCTGCAACTGCACGTCGAACTGCTGGCCGGTGCCTCCGGCGCCCGCTGGTCCGCCTGCGCCGCCGCCCTGACCGCTGGCCGCCCTCATCGCAGGGTCGCCGTGATCGTCATCTTCGGCGGGTTCTGCACCGCACCGATCAGCGCCACCAGATGCCCGTTGGTCTTGCCGACTCGATCTGCCGTGGCGTTCGTGTGGTCCTTGACCGAGCCGAGCATGGCGCCGTGGTTGCCGAGGTGCTCATTGGTGTTGTCCACCTTCGGACCGAGCGACTGCGTGTTGGTCGCCGTCTTGCCGGTGTTGTCGGCGGTGTTCTTCAGGTTCGGGTCGCTGCCGGACGGGACGAACTTGCCGCCCGGACCCATAATGCCCTCGGGAAGTTTGCCAGCGCCACCGATTCTGCTGAGGATCGGCTGCGGCTGCGTGCCAGGCAACTGCCGACCGAAGATCATGTCCCAGAACTGCCCGGTCAGAGCGTTCGTGCCGCTCATATCCTTTGGGATCGCTCCGAGGTTGCCGCTGAAGAAGTCACCCAGCGAGCTCAGCAGGTTCCCGCCGACGCCGTAGACGTCCTTCCAAGCCGTTCCCCATCGGCTTACCTGCTGTCCCGCCTTCTGCCCTCCGGTCGGTTTGCCGCTGATGGAGGTCGAGATCGGAGGCACGTCGCCTCGGAGCGCGTGCCAGAACTCCTTGAACTGGTCGATGTAGCCGTTCTTCTTGGTGGCGTCGTGCAGGAAGGTCGAGACGCTCGGGAGGATGGCGACGCCCGCCTTCGTCAGCGAGTCCTGGATGCCGGACCATAGGGTCTTCAGTTGGTTGTTGAGGTCGCTGGCGCTGTTCTTCGCTGCGTCGTGCGCCTTGCCGTAGTCGCTGACGTTCTTGGTCGCCGTGTCGTAGGCGCTGGTCCCGGCCATGAGGATCTGCGTCATGCCCTGCGCCGCCGAGGAGCCGAACAGGGTCGAGGCTGCGACGTTGCGCTGCTCCTGCGACATTCGCTGGAACTGAGGGCTGAGCTGCTCGATGATGTTCCGCAGGCCGACGAACTTGCCGTTGGCGTCGTAGGTGTTCAGCGAGACTCCGGCGAGCTGCGCCTTCGCCTGAATGGTCGGGTCGAGCATCTTCTGCACGGCGCCGGTCATGGTCATAAGCGATCGAGAGCCGACGATGCCGTGCTTGTTGAGGTCGAGGATCAGGCCGCCCATCTCGCCGACCGCGGGAACGGCATCGCCGAGCTTGCCGTGCAACTTGGCGACGGTCTGAGCGAAGGTGTCCATGCTGATCCCGGTGCCGACCGTGGAGTTGTAGAGCGCCGTGGTCACGTCGGCGGCCTGAGAGACCGGCGTGTGGAACGACTTCATCGTCGTCACTACGTCTTGCATGGTGGTGTTGAGGTCGGTGCCGCTCGCGAGCGCCAGATCCTGAACGTGGCCGAGCAGGCCCATCGCCTCCTGCGAGGTCAGCGCCTTGCCGGTCATCTCCAGCAACTGACCGCTGACGCTGCCGTAGGCACCTGCCAGATCCTTCGCCGAGTAGACCGACTTGAAGGCCGTGTCGAGCAGCGTCGCTTGGAACTGCTTGATCTGGTCCTCCGACATTCCGGTCGTGTTCTTGATGGCGGTCATGCTTTCCTGCATATCCCCAGCCATCTTCAGCGACATAACGCCGACGCCGACCGCCACGCCTGCAACGGCTCCGCCGATGCCGAGGAAGGCCTTGCTCATCAGCGCAGAGGACGAGGCGCCCTTCGCTTCGAGGGAGTCCATCTCGCCACGGGCCTCGCCCATCTTGGCTTGGAACTCCTTGATATCGGCGACCAGAGTGGCGACGACGGGAGGCAGTAGACCCTCAGCCATTCAACGCTCCTCGCCACTCTCGCTCATACATCTCGGTCAGTTCGACCCGGGACTTCCTGAAGCCGGGCTCCATGTAAGGATACGCACGCTGGTCGTACTTCCGGTTGCGGCTGTCGACGCCGTGGAAGCCGAGCTCGATCCTGCGCCCGTAGGCGGCGGTCGGGCCGGTCTGGCTCATCCATCGCCCCGGTCCGACCTGCTTCACCTCATGCACGCCGATCGACTTGCTCAGGTTGCTCGTCCGGTTGTGCGGTCGGTCGCCCTCGACGTGAGCGCCGACGTAGTGCGTGCCAGCCACCTCGCCTCGGCTGCGCTTGGCTCGCTTGCCGTCCTGGCCTCGCTGCATGACGCGGACGGCTCCGGTCTTCTTGTCGATGGCGAGTTCGGTGAACTCTCGCTTGGCGTGCTCGGCCACGATGGCGCCGCCCTTGACCACGATGCGCCGAGCGGCCTCGCTCATGCGCTCCTCCAGCCCTCGGGTCGCTGCGTCGAACTCCTTGACGCCGGTCATAATCACGCTAGGCATCGGATCTGATCTCCTCCACCATCCGGTCGAAGGCGAGCGTCCAGGTCACGGTCTGAACTGGCTCGGCGAGGTACTCGGCGTGCGTCATCGGCACGATCTGGCGGTAGCGGTACTCTCGCCAGCGTTCGAGCATCTCATCGTCGGGGTCCTCTAGGGCGAGCCTTCCGCTGACGACGGCTCGGAGGCGTTCGAGTCGCCGGTAGCCGCTAAAGGGTCGGCGGCTCCCTCGGGGCTCAGGTCCTCGTCGACCTTGCCGTTCTCCTCGGTGCAGACGTTCACGATCTCGGCGAACGTCTTCGCAGGGAGAACGTCGGCGGCCTCGCTGATCGGACCCTCCCACGACCACGCCAGCACGTAGGTCTCGATAAGTGCGTCCTGATAGGTCTCGAAGGCGGTGGACTCGCCCTCGTCGTCGATGACTCCCCACGTCGCCGGGTCGCCCTCGTCGAAGCCTTCCTCCACCATGCGAGCTGCGGCCTCGGCGGCTGCGCGTGCGGCCTTCCTCAGACGGCGAGCCTGACGCTCGGTGATCTCCTCGGCGGCACGGACGTCGATCCAGCCGCCGCTCAGGTTGCGGCGGATGCTCATCAGTAGGTGCTGCTCACCGCGTTCTGGCCCGTGTATTGGATCGGGCTGTAGCCGGTGGCGGCGTCGGTGGTGTTCGCCTGCGCCGTGAACTGCACATCGACCTCGACGAAGGACTTGGAGCGGTCACGCTTGGCGTCGTGGAACTGCACCTGGCTCATCGTGAAGGTGTGCGTGTAGGTCGTGGCCGGGTCGGTCAGCGTGAAGACGACCGCCTGCGTGCTCTGGAGCAGGGCGAGCTGCGAGGGCCCGGAGCCCTGCGTGATTAGGAACGGGCTGGTGGCCTCGACGACCGTCTTGACTCGACCGCTTACCTCCAGCGGACCGGCGAAGTTGCGGTAGGGCGCCTGCTGGCCTGCGGTGAAGATCGGGGCCGTGTTGCGGACGAGGTTGATCTCGCCGTCCACGACCACGCCGAAGGAGGTGCCTGCGATGCTCATCGTCAGGTCCCAGCCGGGGACGAAGGTGTTCGTGCCGAAGGAGGTGCCGCTCGGCGTGGAGATCGTGGTGAACGGGTTCGCCATGAACTTCGTGGTCGCCTCCACGGCGGCCTCGGCGCCGAAGGCGAGGCGCAGCTCGCTCATCTGACCGGCGAGCATCTGGAAGGCCTGCTGGCCGTCGAAGTCCTGGATGGTGACGCTCGGCGGCTGCGAGCCGGTGGTGGCGTCGTTGAGGAGCTGCATCTTGTGCGAGTACGGGGCCGAGGAGCCGGTCTTGGTCTCGGTGCCGAGGAGCGCCTTCATCAGCAGCGGGAAGGTGTCGCTGTAGAGGTAGAACTTGGCATCGTACTCGTCGTGCCGGACGCCAGCGACCTGCCCGTAGACCGTCGTCGGCGAGCCACGGAAGGCCTCGTCGCGAAGGAAGGTCTGCATCGGCGTGACCTGCGGGGTCGTGACCGGCAGCCACTTGATGTTGCTCGAAGCCGTGCCGCGGGTTCCCTCGATGCCGAGGCCCACGAAGCTGTTGGTTGAGATGAACGGCATGGATCAGGCCTCCTGAGCCGGGTCGGTTGCTGGTGCCACGTCGCCGCCTGCGACGTCGGGAACGGGATCGGGCGCTACGGGAGCAGAGTCCCCTTTGGACGCCTTAGCGGGCGTTGTAACGGCCACCAGCGTCTCGATGCCGGGGTCCACGTCGAGCGTCACCACGTCACCGGGCTTCACCTGGACGGTGTGGCCGTCGGTCGACAGGAAGATGAAGACCTGCTCGGTGTCGCCGGTGTATTGGAAGTCAGGCATCTGCGCTCCTGCTAGGTGGACTCGATGGCCTGCACGGTGAGCCTCACGGAAGCATAGACCTGAGTAGTGGCGGCGGCTCCGAGGAGATTCCTCGGGTACAGGGCGTCGATCTCGATATCGGTCGAGCCGGGGAACTTGCCCTCGCCCCAGGTGAAGACGACGTTCGGGTTCCCGGCGTTGCGGTCGGCTCGGATGCGGTCGACCAGCGCGTCGAGGAAGGCGTCGGAGGCGATGCCGCACGTCTCGGCCTGAGGGTCGGTGGAGCGGGTGAAGCAGTCGAGGATGATCTCGATCTCGGTGAGCTTGCGCCCGTTGTGCGCTCCGCCCAGAGCCACGCGCCGCTCGGACTGGCGCCCGAGGTAGATGTAGACGACCGTGCCGACCGAGTGGCCGGGGTCGGTGTTGTCGAAGAAGTCGCCCTCGGGGGTGAACTTGGCCGGGTGCGCGTAGACGTGGCCGAGGCCCGAGATGCCCGAGGCCTTCGGGTCGAGGTACGCCTGGACGGTGGCTCGGACCGCTGACCGGATGCTCACTAGATCCGCCCGAAGACCTGCTTGAAGGCGGTCAGGAGTTCGTAGGCCCGGTCCTGATCCTGCATCGACGTGACGGTGGCGCTGGTGACGCTGGTCGGTGCGCCGACCTCATTCAGGACGAGGCCGCCCTGCCCGCGCTGCTTAATCATCGAGACGACGAGGTGGATCACGGCCTGCTTCACGGTCGGAGGCAGGGCGCTGACGTTCGTCCCTGCGCCGTGCGCGTAGCGGGTCGCTGCGGTGATCGGGACCGTCGTGCTGTTGCCGTCCCAGCTCGAAGCGACCTGCACGGTCTCCTCGACGGGTGCGTCGTAGATGGTGATCGGCGAGCCGACGTAGAGGCCGGTGACGTCCGGGAAGGTCAGCGAGGTCGAGCCTGCCACGGCCTGAGCGGCGAGCGGCTGGTTGAAGAAGCCGTTGACGTAGGAGTAGGAGCAGAACTGCGGGTTGTAGGTCTGGCGCTGCATCGCCGAGAGGTCGAGCGGTCCCTGGCTGGTCGTGGTGTTCGAGCCGCTGGTGACGACGAACTGCCGCTGCTCGATCCAGCAGTTCGCCGTGGTCAGGTTGATCGTCGTCTGCGTGGCGGGCGAGGGACCGACCTGGAAGGAGCGGACTTCGAGGATCGGCCAGAAGGCCGGGTGGATGATGTACCAGCCCTGACGGTTGGCTCGGTAGCGCCCGGTCTCGACGTTCACGGTGGCGCAGAGCGTGCCGATGGCGCCGAGGCAGAAGGTGTCGGCGTGCGCTGAGGCCTGAGCGATGAGGTCGTTCAGCGCGTGGTCCTGCGTGGCGAGGTCGCCACCGGGGACGAGTTGCGTGACGTCGATGCCAGCGGCGATCGGCGAGCGCTTGAACTCCGCAGGGCTGATGTACGACGAGCGGTTGAGGTAGGAGACGGTCTGCGGGTTGACGACGGTCACGGCTTGATCTCCCCATCGAGTTCGGCGATGGCGCCAGCGAGGAGGCCGACGTCGATCTGGTGGCCCTGCTTCAGGTAGGCCCGGACGTGCTCCTCGATCTTCTTGTGCGCTTCGTATTTGACTCGGCTGAGCATCTGAACGTCAGGCATCGTCGGCCTTCATGTTGGAGCCGCCGCAGCGACCGCAGGAATCGGAGAGGAGGGCGACGAAGTTGCAGTCCTGGCAGGTGTAGCCCTTGCCGTTGATGCGGGTCCCGGCCACGCCGAAGTCGCCCGTGGCTCGCATGAGCTTCGCCGTGTGTGCGTCGACGTGGAAGGTGCCATCGGACTGGCGCCGGTGCTCACGTCCGCCGATCTCGACGGATACTGCGCCTCGGTCCGGTCCGATCATCTTCGTCGTCATGCTTGCCTCCTGCACGGTGGAACGGCTGAGGGGGCGGGGCCGTGCTCCCCGCCCCCTCGTTGCCGAACTTCAGGCTGAGTTGGATCAGCCGGTGATGCCGGTGATGGCACCCGACCAGGCCGGAGCCCGGTGGAGCAGCGTGCCGATCTGGTACGAGCTCACGTCGTAGCTCATCTGGATCGTCGGCCACTCGATGACCATCATGTCCTGGACGTTGGCGACCTGAGTGGTCTCAGCCACGCCGGAGTCCGGGAACGGCAGGGTCTTCTGCCAGACCAGCGCCACGCCCGCAGGCATGTACGGGTGCGCCACCAGGTCGACCATCTTGCCGGTGGTCTCGTTGGCGAGGCCGGTCACGACGGAGCCGATGTTCACGCCGTCGCCGCCGTCGTAGTTGATCCGGTAGCCGGTGGCGGTGCCGCCGGACTGCTGGATCGCCTTGGCGAGGGCTCGACGGACCGACCCGGAGGTCAGGATCGTGTCGGCGTCACCGATCACCGAGGCGTACAGGCTGGCGAAGGCGTCCTGGAACTCAGCGCCCGGCTCCGTGGTGGAGAGGGTGCCGTTGAGGCGCTTCACGTAGCCAGCAGCCGAGGTGTCGGTGTAGGCGGCGATGAGGCCGTCGTAGCCGACCGCGCTGGAGTCCGCAGCCGAGGAGGGAGCGGTGAAGCTGCCCGAGCCTGCGCTGAGGATCGTCGTCGTGTTGCCGACGACGGTGGTCTTCGAGGTGTAGACGCCGGTCGACGTACCCGAGTAGACGTTCCACGCGATGACCGCAGCCGGGAGGCTGGTCGGAGCGGTGATCGTCACCGAGTTGTTCGAGCCGGTCACGGCCTGCGAGCCCTCTGCGGTAGCCGCCGTCTCGCCCGCGGAGGACGAGTAGGTGATCTTGTAGTAGAGGGTGTCCGTGCCACCGACGAGCGTGCCGCCCGAGGTGGTGGCCGCAGCCTTCGTGAAGTTGCCGACGACCGGGACCGCGAGGGCGCCGGTGCTGGTGTCCTTCGCGTAGCCCACGTTGCCGCCCGAGGTGTTGCCTCGACCGTTCAGCAGGTTCCGCTCCTCACCGAGCATGTGCGCCCAGATGAGCGAGGTGTGCGAGAGCTGACGGAGGTCCGTGTAGCCCTGCGCCTGGAACTGCGCGTTCATGTTCACCTCGTCCGACACGCCCTGCTCCACGTAGGAGAAGACCTTGCGGTCAGCCGCGTAGCTGATCTTCGAGGGACGCTGAAGCGTCGGAGCGGAGCCGTTGGTGCCACCGAACTGCACGCCAGCCGAAGCGGACGAGAAGAAGGTCGACAGGTTGGCGACGCCACCCGTGTTCGAGTTGCTCACGCCGGTGATGCGACGGAACTCCTTCGCCGTACCCTGACCGCCGATGCGGCTGATCGAGTTGCGGAGGATGAACGACCGGGGGACCAGGAGCGCGAGCGCCGGGTCGAGGTCGTAGGGGACGAGGCCGGTCGAGCCGGTCGAGGTCGGAGCGCCGAGGGGGTTCGAGAGCGTCCAGTCCTTGTTGAGCTCAGCGAGCGTCTCCAGCGCCTGGCTGACCTGAGCGATCTGCTCGGGAGCCATCGCCTTCGTGGTCATCTCCGAACGGAGCGACTCGATGGTGTTGCTGGTGTCAGCGACGCCGGTCTTGACGATGCCCTCGCCCTTGGCGAAGACGACCTCGCCACGGCTGGCGGCTGCGTAGGACTTCTGCTGGCACGCGGCCAGCACGGACTTGAACTGCTCGAACCGCTCGACGCGCTGGTCGACGGCAACGCCACCGAACAGGTCGTCAATGCGGGGGGCTGCGAGAGCCATGATGTGCTTCTTTCTGTAGAAGGGTTGGGGTTAGCCGTCGATGAGGGCTGAAGCGTCGCGGTCCATCTTGGCGGCCTGCTCGTGGTATCCGCGGGCCAGGTCGACGTCTACGACCTGCGATGCCATCTTGCGGTAGTAAGCAGCCTCCGACTGGAGTCGCTCAGCCTCAGCCGACTTGCGGCTCTGTGCTGTGGTGCGGGTGATCGCAGGCCCACCGGGCGCTGCCATCTCCTTGATCCGCTCCAGCTCAGAGGTGAGCAGCTCGATCTGCTCCTTCTGCGCTGCCTTGGCGGTCTCGATCTCGGCGCGGAGGTCTTCCACGCCGAGGGCCTTCACGACCTCGGAGCGCAGGGCCTCGATGGCCTCCGGCTCGCCGGTCTTGGCGGTCTTGATGAGGTCGGCGTTCACGCCGAGCATCGTGTAGTCCATCTCGGCCTCCTCGGCCTCGTCGTCGGTCTTGGTGAACGGCTGATCGGTCTCGCCCTCGGCGGCCTCGCCCTCCCACCACTCCAGGAAGATCCCGAGGGTGCAGAGCAGGTCGTGGACGTCACCGATCTCCTCTTCCTCGCCGCTGAGCATCTCGTCGAGCTCGGCCTTGATGAGGGCGATCAGCGAGGAGCGGACGGCTTCGAGGTCGGCGGCGTTGTGCTCCACCTTCTCGACGTCGGCGTCGGCGGCCTTCCAGCCGTCGGGGATCAGGTCCTCACGACCGAGCGCCTCGGCGCGTGCCTTGACGTGCGCCTTCGCAGCGGCGGGGTCCTTCGCCCGCCCGATGCTCTGGATCGCGTTGCGGAGGTCAGCCACCGTCTTGATCGGGAAGCCACCGCCCTCCATCGCCTGACCGGACTCGGCCATCGACTCGCGCTCCTTGTCGGAGTAGTCCTTCTTCTCGGCCTCAGGCTCGGCGGCCTTCTCGCCCTCGACGATCTCGGAGGCCGGGATGCCGGTGTGCTCACGGTCGGCGGGGTTCACTCGGCCCGAGCCGCCGCAGGTCTCGCAGGTCTCGCCCGTCTCGACGAGTTCGCCCAGACCGTTGCAGGTGGAGCAGGGAGCGTCGTCCTCGGGGTACTCCTGACCGGCAGGGACCTGGTGCAGCGCAGCCTCGTCCAGCACGGCCTCCTGAGCGTCCGGCACGATCTCCTTGACGTCCTCGGCGTACTCGTAGAGGCGCTCGGACTCGGCGGCCTCGACGGCGCTGCTAAGCCCGACGCCCTTGGCGATGGCGGCCACGGCGGTCGGGTTGCAGGGACGGTCCACGTAGGAGACCTCGACGATCTCGCCGCCGACGATGCGGCCACCGGGAGCGGCTGCGTCCTTGACGACCTTGGCGCCCTTGATGCCGATGCTGTAGCCCTTCAGCGCACCGGCCTCGATCTTCTTGGCCGTTCCCTCGTCGACGACCTTCGACTTCAGCATCCAGTCGTCGCCCTCAGCGGCGAGCTCGATCCCGATGCCAGCGGCGACGGGCTGGTGCATCTCTCGGAGGTTCCCCCACTGCATCCAGGCGGGCATCGCCTTCGCCAGCCACGACGGGTCGCAGACCTGCTCGTCGAGGTCGAGGTCCGGGCCGGTCGCCTTGCCGTAGACGATCAGCGAGCCGTCGTCCTCGACGGCCTTCACAATGTCTCCGGCGTAGGCGTAGGTGATCTGGTCGCTCATCGGTGTCCTCTCGGGTGCCTTCGGGTAATGGTAGGGGTCTGCGGTAGCCGGTCGTGGTAGGTCAGTCGACCGGCGTCATGCTGCCGCCGTTGTCGTGGTGCTCGATGCTGGCGAACTCTGCCGGGGCCGGTGCGGGCGCTGCGGCCTGCTTGGCTCTGGCGATGATGTGGTCGACGAGTCGGCTCACGGTCTCCGGGTTGGCCGGTGCGTCGCTCGGCGTCGGTCCGTTCACGGCTGCCATAGGAGGTCATTCCTTCCGATCGTCGTCACGGCCTGCCGGATGGCGAGCCATACGTCCTGCGGCGAGGGGCTGGTCTCGCCCATCTCGGCGAGGATGCTGCGCGGCCAGAACTTGTCCAGGCGGTCAAGGATCTGCTGGTCGAAGGCATCGTAGACCGGGCCGAACTCGGGGTCGTCGCTGATCGGCACGATCGACTCCGCCGCTCCTCGGAGCACGTTCAGTTCGTCGGTGTAGTCGGCGAGGCTCATCTCGTAGGGGCTGGTGCCGAGCTCGGCGTCGGCGGTGAAGGCGCTCAGGACGTGCGAGGCCTCGGCGTCGCTGACGTCGGTGGCTCGCTGGCGCATGAGGGACTCGATCGCCTCATCCTTGCGGGCGAATATCTGCTGCACCTTGTAGGTCTCGCTCGGGCTGATGCTCTGCGGATCGACTCCGCCGTAGCGAGCCTCCAGGACCCTCGACGTCGGGACGACCTTGCGGCTCATTACGGTGTCGGCGAGGTCGACCTTCCTCATCTCCTCCAGCCACGTCTGCGCCGTGAAGTCGAGGTGCTCCTCGCCTCGGCGTAGGACGGCCTGCAACTGATCCATCGTCGAGGTGCTGCCCTTATCGCCTCGGACGACGTGGCCGGTCTGCACCAGCCTCGTCTGCTCCTGCTTGCTCAGCGTGTTCCACCAGTCATTCTCGCCGCCCTTCAGGCGCTCGGCGCTCTTGGGGACTCGGACTGTCCAGGCTTCCTGCCCGAGGCGGTCGAAGCGTGCCTCCCGCTCGGCTCGGATGCCGTCGAGCATCTCGGTCCTGATGCCCTGAAGGTCTCGGGTCGCCGCGGCCTTCGTCGCGTACTTCAGCGCCACCTGCTCGCCGAGGTCGACGGCGGCGCTGGTCATCTGCGCCATCTCGTCGCCGAGGGAGGTGTCCGGCTGGTCGCCCTCGCCCTTCGGCGTCGTGAGCTCGCCGGAGCCGACGATGCCGCATCGACAGGACGGGTGGCCGGGAGGCTGGTCGTCGCTGAAGTCGTGCGGGTTCGAGTCCTCCATCTCACCGCACTCGTCGCAGGCGCCGTCGTAGGCGATCCAGTCGAACTGCTGCCAGCCCTGCTCCTGGTACTGGTCGGCCTGACTGCTCACCATCGCCCGGCTGGTCTCGGTCTGAGCGATCAGGAAGGCCCGGCCCGGGTCGTCGAGGAAGTCGTTGACGCGTGCCGCTACGTCGCTGATCGGCAGGCCCTGACCGAGGCCGTCGCCGATCACGTTGCCGATCCGGTCCAGCGTGGTCTCGCCGATGCCCTTCACGAAGTCGGGGTACTTGTCGAGCAGGTCACGGAGTCCGCCGTCTGCCGCCTTGCGCGCTGCGCTCGGGTCGCCGGGAGTCCAGGAGGCCCAGTCGGTCGCTCGGGCGAGGTCGGTCACGGCAGAGGCTCCGGCGAAGGTGCCGCCAGCGTCGGCGGCGATCTTCTGCCCTGCCAGCCATCCGTCCGTGGCGAGGTTCTGGAGCAGGTCGGTCAGACGGCTCGGGTCGAAGCGTGCGCCGGGGATGGCCGCCTTGCCGCCTGCGTTGGCGATGGCGTGGTCGATGCCGGTGACGGAGGCCCGCAGCGCCTTGGCGATCAGCGGAGCGTAGTGCTCGGCGATCTCGTCTAGCCGAGCTGCTCCCGGTACGTCGTGAACAGGTCGCCTAAAGGGGCGGCCTTCGCCACCTCCACTACCGAGCGCCCTTCGGCGTTCAGGGACTTCGCCGTTTCAGGGTCGAGGTGCTCGAAGGTGAAGTCTCGCCACGGCTGGCCGGTGCGCTTGCGCTTGGCGACGAACGCCTTGAACGCCTTGGTCTCAGCGGCTGCGGCCTTCTCGTCGCCGATGATGCCGTCGGTCCAACTGATCGCCGGGTCGCCGCCCCACGCCGCCCACGCCACTCGACCGGGCGAGGGGTAGCCCTCGTCGCCGGGGTTCCAGCCCTCGGCCTTCGAGTCGCCCTGGTGCCTGCCGAGGTAGTTTGCGATGCGTCCGATGGTGTCTCGGCTCACGGCTGCGCCTCGGGCGAGGTCGGCGGCCCGCTTGCGTCCGGTGTCGGTGAAGCCGTCGCCAGCGTGGCCGTCCTCGATCCACTTCAGCGCCCGCTTGGCTTCCTCCTGCACGGCCTTCGGCGGCGTGAAGGTGTCAGCCTCGGCGGCCTTCGTCTCAGGCTCCGCCTCGTCTCGGGGCTCCTGAGACGGCTCGGATGCCGGGACGGCCTCGGTGCTGGTCGAGTCCTGCGCCGCCTGATGCGCTGCGGTCGCCTCGCTGAGCTGGCCGGTGGTCTCGCCTGCGCTATCGGTGCCGATAAGGCCCTTCAGGAAGGTGATCGCGTTGCCTGCCACGATGAACGGCTCATCGGCCTCGGGCATATCGTAGAGCGGCTGGCCGAGTTCTGCCTGCACTTCGTTGAGCGTCATCTGGCCGGAGTAGAGGCTGACCTGGAGCGCCTTCGCCTTCTCGACCTGCTGGCTGGTGGTGCCGGGGTCGTTCAGCGTGAAGGTCACGTCCTTGCTGGCGCCGAGGTAGCGGCGGCTCAGGCTGTTGATGACCTCGACCAGGAAGTTCTCCAGCGGGCGCTTGCTCATGCTCTCGGCCTGATCCTGCTCGCCCTCCATCTGCCCTCGGCCACCGAGGCCGCTGCGGGGGATGATGCCGAGCTGCGTCGGCTGCACGCCGAAGCGGCTGGCGATCTGCTTCACCAGCCACTCGTCGTACTCCGGCTTGTACCGCTCCTCCATGCTCGGAGCGAAGACGGGATCGAAGGTGGCGGGCAGCATCTTGATCCGGTGCCGCTCGGCGGTCGAGCCGGTCAGGGTGTCGTTCAGCACGCGCTCCAGCGAGGCCAACTTGATCGGGTCGATCTCTTGGCTGTCGGTCTTCATAAACGTCCGAGGCATCGTGCCGTCGGTGTATTCCGAGCGCATCCAGAGCTGGCGCTCCAGGTACAGGGTCGCCGCGGGGATGCACTCCTCGACCGTGCTGAAGCCGTAGGGGCTCCAGGTGCGGCGGTTGCGGACGAAGTAGGAGAGTTGGTCCTTGGCGTACTCGCCCATCGCGCCGGGCTCGGTGAAGAACTCGCCGTCCGGGTTGGCGCTGATCTGGTACTCGCCGCGGGGGAAGCCCCAGAGGATCTGCTGGTATGCCGGTGCGGGCCAGTGCGGAATATCGCCTCGGTTGTCGAGCAGCGGCTTAATCGTGGCGGCGTCGATCACTTCGAGGCCGATCACCTTGCCGCCGAGGTTGAGCCTCGGGTAGATGGCGATGGCGTCGTAGACGAGGTGCTGCCAGAGAACCTCGGTGATCCACTCGCTCCAGAGCCGGTCGCCGTGCGTGTAGGGCGATTCCCAGAAGTTCGTCAGGTCGGCGATCATCTCGGCGTTGGCGTCGCGTGCCATCTCCATCGCTCGGGCGTGGCTGACGCCGTGCTCGGCCATCGTGCTCAGGACGGCGCCCTCGGTGACGGTGAAGCCCTTGTCCATCCCCACGACCTCGGCCACCCGGATCTCGATGCAGCGGTGGATCACGTCACACTGGTCGGCGAGGCCCTTCAGCACGCTCCACGGCGTCGGGCGGTCGGTGAGGTTGAGGTTCCAGGCGACGTCATACTGCCACTTGCGCGGCAGGGCTCGGCCAGAGTCCGGGTCGGTCGGGTCGAGCGGGGCCGGGAGGAACGGCTGCGCCGGGCCCAGTTGGCTGCCGAACTCGGAATCGAGGCGAGGCAGGGGGACCGCAGGCGTGCCGGGCGTCTGGAGCAGGTTCTGACCGCCAGAGCCGGGGCCGTAGCCGGGCAGGCTCGGCGTGCTGGCGCCCTGCACGTTCGAGTACGGCGTGTTCGCCAGCGCCTTGCTGATCTCCTCGGCGATGATCTCGCTCAGGTCAGGCTCGGGACGACGGAAGCGGTCGAGGATTCCCACTAGATCATTCTCCCGGTCATGCGGCTCCAGACGTCAGGGCGGCGCCGCAGTTCGAGCAGGTCGCCGCTTCGGGATAGTTTGGCACGCCGCATACCAGACACGGTGGAGCGATCTGGCTGAGGAAGCGATCGGTCGCCGAGCCGCGTGCAAGGTCGAGTTCTGCGATGGCGTGGACGAGGGCGTCGAGGCGGTCGGGCGAGTAGCCGGAGTCCGGCACCCAGCCGGTCATCTGGTCCTCCAGTTCGCTCAGGCCTGCGCCGACGTGGTGGACCCGACCCTGCTCGTAGAGGGCTGCGATCGGCTCGGCCCGCAGCCGCTTGCCCTGCTTCGCGTTGATCTTCTTGTACGGCACGCCGGGATCGACCGAGCGGATCGTGGTCTCGATGAGGTCGCCGCCCTGGTTGGCCTCTCCGACGATCACGCCGATCTCGCCGAGGTCTCGCCAGAGCTGCACGGCGCGATGCGCCCATGCGTTCGGCGTGTCCCTCATCGAGCGGTCGTGCAGGACGTAGGCGTGGCCGTCGGTCCCCTTGCCGACGCCGATGATGCCGGTCTCGTCGGCGTCCTCGCCGCTGGTGACTGCCGGGTCGATGGCGACCACGATGCGGACGAGTTCGGGTGCCTCGCTGACTCGGTGCTCGTCGAGGAGCGCCATCGTCCAAAGGGCTCCAGGCGTGTCGTTGAGGATCTCGCCGTACAGTTCCTGCCGTCCGAGGCGGGTGCCTTCGTACTTTGCAAGGATCGCAGAGGCGACGGTCGGGGCGAGGTTGCTCAGGTTGTCGAAGGTGGTGCCTCGGGT